CTTGGACCATACCCCGTTTATGGAGAGTTTTAATGAGTATTGATAAGCCTTTGGAGTATTCACCGGGCGAGAAGCCTGCCGATGTTACTATTGGTGTTGTGAATCCCGAGGCCGTTACCATTGAAACTGAAGATGGTGGCGCCATTGTTATCTTTAATCCAGAGTTTGAGGATGAAGGTGAGCCGGAATTTGGTTCTAACCTAGCTGATTATATTGATGATAGTAAACTTGGGCGTATTTCACAGGAATTAGTCACTCATTTTGACAATGATATTCGTTCTAGGGCTGATTGGGAAAAGACATACAAGAGTGGTCTGGACCTTTTAGGCTTGAAGATTGAGGACCGTTCTACCCCTTGGGCTGGGGCCTGTGGGGTGTTTCACCCTATTCTGTCTGAGGCGGCGGTTCGGTTCCAATCTCAGTCCATTATGGAAACTTTTCCGGCTGGTGGCCCTGTTCGCACTAAGTTTGCCGGTAAAATTACGCCTGAAAAGGAAAAACAGGCGCTTCGAGTTAAGGATGATTTGAATTATTTTCTCACTAGCAGGATGAGTGAGTATCGTTCTGAGCATGAGAGGATGCTGTTTAGCCTTCCTCTGGCTGGGGCTGCGTTTAAGAAGGTGTATTATGACCCTTCGTTTGGGCGCCCGGTGGCTATGTTTGTTCCTGCTGAGGATTTTGTGGCGCCGTATGGGGCTTCTGATTTGGTTTCCTGCCCCCGCTATACCCACATCATGTATAAATATCCCAATGAATTGAAGAAGTTGCAGGTTTCAGGGTTCTATCGGGACATTGATTTGCCTGAACCTGTGACGCAGATTAGTCAAATTCAGCAGAGTAAGAATGAATTGACGGGCGAGACTGAGGCTAATGCTGATGATCGCCACCAACTCCTTGAAATGCACGTTGAATTGGATATTGAGGGGTATGAGGACAAAGATAAGAACGGGGAACCCACGGGTATTGCCCTGCCTTATGTTGTCACTATTGACCGCCAGAGTGGCTTGATTCTTTCTATCTATCGGAACTGGCGCCAAGATGATCCGTTGAAATTGAAGCGGATGCACTTTGTTCAATATGGATATGTTCCTGGGTTTGGTTTCTATGCCTTTGGTTTGATTCATTTGATTGGTGGTATTGCCAAGTCTGCCACCTCCATTCTTAGGCAGTTGGTGGATGCTGGTACGCTGGCTAATCTTCCGGCTGGTTTGAAGGCCCGTGGCTTGCGTATTAAGGGTGATAGTACGCCTTTGATGCCGGGCGAGTTTAGGGACGTTGACGTTCCTTCTGGCGCCATTAAGGACGCTATTACCTTCCTTCCGTACAAAGAGCCTTCTCAGGTGCTTTCTGCCTTGCTGGGGACGATGGTTGAAGAAGGGCGCCGGTTTGCTTCTATTGCTGATTTGCAGATTGGGGATTCTAACCAGCAAGCCCCTGTAGGTACTACTTTGGCCCTAATGGAACGGGCCATGAAGGTTATGTCTGCTGTCCAAGCGAGGCTTCATGCTTCCTTGGCGCAAGAGTTGGATATTCTGGTTGAGATTATCAAGACCCATTCTCCCGATGAATATGAGTATGAGACTGATCCTGGCGCCACTCGCAGTAAAGATTATGACGACCGGATAGATGTTATTCCAGTTACCGATCCTAACGCGGCTTCATTGTCGCAGCGGGTGGTTCAATATCAGGCAGCCCTACAGTTAGCGTCACAAGCGCCTAATATGTATGATTTGCCTGAACTTCATCGGCAGATGCTCGCTGTTCTTGGTATCAATGATATTGACAAAATTATCCCTTCGACCAAAGACAAACGGCCTGCCGACCCTATTTCAGAGAACATGGATATTTTGAACGGCAAGCCTGTTAAGGCGTTCATTTATCAGGATCATGAAGCCCATATTCAGGCTCATATGTCATCCATGCAGAACCCAAAGATTATGGCGCTGATTGGGCAGAACCCAATGGCCGGGGGTATTCAGGCTGCTATGATGGCGCATATTAACGAGCATATTGCCTTCCAGTATCGCCGTGAGATTGAAGAACAGCTTGGGGTGCAGTTGCCAGAGCCTAATGCTGAATTGCCGGAAGATGTGGAAGTGATGCTGTCTAAGTTGGTTGCTGAGGCTTCTGGCCGGTTGCTGGCTAAGGATCAGGCTGAGGAGCAGCAGCAACAGATTCAGCAGCAGATGCAGGACCCCGTGGTTCAAGCGCAGATGCAGGACGCTCAGAATAAGGCGGCGGAAGTCCAGCGCAAGGTCGCTAAGGACCACACGGACGCTGCCTTAAAGGCTTCGCAGCAAGAGATTGAGCGGGAGCGGATTGCCTCGCAGGAACGTATTGCCGGGGTTAATGCTGGGATTAAAGCAGCTAGTGACCGCGACAAGCACAATATGACTGCCGATAAAAACAGGACTGATGCTAAGTTGGCTGGATTTAAGGTTGGTCAAGAAATTGCGAGGAACTTAAATGGATCAGTTTGAGGATGGCATCCTTAGTGCGGTTCGAAAGAAAATCCGCAAAACTATGGATGAAATGGCTGACAACATTGCTTGTGGTGGCTGTCCCTCATTTGACGAATATAAGCGCATGACCGGGATTATTGAAGGTTTGGCGCTTGCGGAACGGGAACTCCTTGATTTACTTGAGAAATATCAGGAGTCCTAAGTATTCATCCCATAGTGGGATGCAGGGCGCTTACCAGCCCTTAATTGGTATGCGATGGGTGTAGTAATGGAATTGGACTATAAGAAGATTGACCTGAATAGTTTGAAATTGGATTCAGGTGTTGAAGGTAAGCCGAATGTATTGCCTGATCCTAAAGGCTACAAAATGCTTATTATTTTGCCGGAATTTGAGGAAAAGACTTCAGCCGGTATTATTCTTCCTGGGCAGGCGCTTGAACGTGAACAGACCGCTTCTGTGGTTGGGTTCGTGCTGAAGATGGGCGACCTTTGCTATAAGGATCAGAATAAGTTTCCAACGGGCGCTTGGTGCAAGGAAGGGGATTGGGTTCTATTCCGGGCCTATTCCGGTTCTCGCATTAAGATTCATGGCCGGGAGTTTCGTCTAGTGAATGACGACACTGTGGAGGCCGTGGTGGATGATCCGAGGGGGATTTACCGCGCATGAGCGACATTGAAGATAAGGACGCCGAGGCGCCTGAATTTGAAATCATTGTAGAGGACGATACCCCGGAGGCTGATAAAGGCCGGGTTGTTGCTCCTGAACAAACCGATTCCGACGATGATATTAAAGTCGGGGACGATGAGGTAACTCGATACAATAAGGATATTCAGAAGCGGATTAAGGACTTGTCCTTTAAGGCCCATTCTGAACGCCGGGCCAAGGAAGCCGCAGCCAAGGAACGTGATGAGGCTGTTCGGTACGTCCAAACGCTTATGGAGAAAAACAAGCAACTAGAGAATCTGAGGATTTCTCAGGAAACGGCTCTGGTTGAACAGGCTAAGGGGCGGTCTGAATCTCAGATTACCCTCTTGAAGCGGGCCGCAAAGGAAGCCTTTGAGGCTGGCGACACCGAGAAGTTCATAGATTTTAATGAGCAACTTCAAAGGACTGTCGTTGAAAATGAGCGGTATAAGGGTTATCGGGCGCCGGAACCAGAGCCGCAAATCCATCAGTTACCTCCCCCGCCACCTAAGCCTGATGTAAAGGCAGAGAAGTGGTATGAGGCTAATAGTAATTGGTTCCAAGCCCAAGGTGACTTGGAAGAAGAAATGACTGCTTATGCTTTCGGGGTGTCAGACATTCTTAGAAATAAAAATGTTGACCCGCGTTCGGATGAGTATTATCAAACTATTGACGCTAGAGTTCGTCAAAGATTTCCGGAATACTTCGGAAAACAGTCTGAGTCGGTAAGTTACGCGACGACTAAGGCTCCTTCGGTAGTGGCCCCCGCTGGTCGGGCGGTCAAGAATGCTACCCGCCAAGTGCGTATATCTGAGTCCACCATGCGGTTTATCCGCAAAGCTGGCCTCACGCCCCAACAATACGTTGAGCAATACATGAAGGATAACCCCAATGGCTGATCGCACTCCCCGTTCAATGGACCTCCGTGAAAACCAGGAGCGTATTAAGGCATGGGCGCCTCCTTCAATTCTGCCTGATCCAAACCCGCAAGAAGGCTACACTTTCCGTTGGGTTCGTATTGGATACGCTGGTCAATCAGACAAGATCAACGCTTCGGCTCAATTCCGTCAGGGCTATGAACCTGTACGCGCAGAGGATCACCCGGAGTTGCAAATTCGGCCAGATAAAGGCGAGTATGAAAATAATGTCGTCATTGGCGACCTTATTCTTTGTAAAGCGCCAACGGAAATTATCAAACAGCGGCAGGCACATTATCAACGACTTACTGATTCTCAGATTGAGGGTGTTGATAATAGCCTATTCAGTCAGAATGATTCTCGTGCGCCGTTGCTTCGCCCTGAGCGAGCATCTAGCGTTATGAGGAACCGTTGATATGGGATGGTCCTGTATCAATTCTCAATTTTTTCTCTGAAAGGAAAAGTAGATGGCTCTTACATCTGCTCCATATGGGCTTGTTCCCATTAACCTTTTGGGTGGGCAGGGCTTTGCTGGTTCGACTCGGTTGTATTCGATTCCTTCCGGCTACGCTGTGAACATTCAAACTGGCGATCCGGTTATCATCACTAATACTGGCTCCACGCGCGGCACGATTGCCCGCATGAACGCCACCGCGACTGCTACTACCGTGACTTCTACGGGCGGCGGCTTTGGTTTTGTTGGTGTGTTTGTGGGTTGCACCTACACCGATCCGGTGTTTGGTAAGATTTTCCGTCAAACCTATGTTTCTGGTACGGTTGCTTCGGACATTCAGGCTTATGTCGTGGATGATCCTGATGCCATGTTCCAGATTCAGGCTGATGGTTCTCTTGGTCAGACAGCGCTTGGGTGCAATGCTTCGTTGATTCAAACGCGCGCTGGTGGTTCTGGTTATTTCGCTTCGGGTCTTGCTTTGCAGGCTTCGAGCGTTGCCACGACTGCTACGCTTCCGCTGCGAATTGTGGATTATGTAACTATTGGCGATGCCTTTACTGATGTGGTTGTGCGTATCAATACTCACTTCCATCGTTCAGGTAATACCGGCATTGCCGGTACGGCTGCGTCGTAAGGAGGGCTGAGATATGGCTATTTCTCGCGCA